CTTTTTAAAACCTTAGTTGGTTTTACACCGTTTATACGGGGTTTAAGCTGGCTGTTTGCCTGCTTCAAAGACTCGAATCAGAGTCTTCATCAGAGCTTGAGTGCTCTGAATCGCCGATTACCGATTGGTATTCGTCTACGTCCATAAACATGGTCGGCATACCGCTGAAAACATCAGCGATAGATTCGTCTTCTTTCGAGACGTAATATCCCCAAGATTTTTCTTGGAATTTATGAACTAATTCGTTCATCGACCGAGAGGTGACTCTTTCGGTTGGCTCAAGATTGCTCTTGATTATAGCCCAAGCGTGATTTACGCGTTGGCGAAGGTTAGAAGTCTTCAAAGTCATGAAGTTCTTACTAATCTGACCGTTCCACATTTTGTAGAACGCTTCTTGTCTGGCCAAGTGGTCAGCAAGATCTCTAAAGGATATTAGTCCTAGATTGTCGTTGATATATCTCAACTTCGCAAGGGGATCCTTGTCTCGGAGTTCCGTTGGAACTTCGTCGTCAATATTAGTTATATTGATCTTTGTAGAGTTTTCTACAATTGGAGAGATAACATCCCAGTTATTCTCCCAAGCGAAGCCTTTCGGGCTCGCTTTGTATATCCCAGTTAGTAGGATATAATACTTAAGGAATTCATTAAGGTCGAGAGTAAGCATTCTCTCGTAATACGGAAGCATTTCCTTCCGGAACTTTTCGCTTGAAAAGTCAGTTATCGGACCAAGTGCGATATCTATGCCTCCTAACATGTGAGGTAGGGACGCCATGGCAGTGCCTAGGTGCTTAGCTTCCATAAAGTTGGAAGCCCATAGAAACGTCGTTGAACGTTTCCGCGTATCCTTTATTGGATTCCATCGGACCTGTTTATTTAACATTTGTCCGTGGCCTATAAGCGGCGATTTGCCGTCGGCCTTTACTTTCGAGTTACCACTCAAAAGTGAACCCTTGATAACGTCAAGGAACATTAGGTCACCGAAGACCGAATTTTCAAAATCTTTGAGATCTTGGTAAATCTCTAAATTAGAGATTTTAGCGAAATACTGTTCGCAAAACGTTCCGGAGTCTTCCGAAACGCTGTTTAGCTTGCTAAATTCGCAACCTAAGGACTCTGCGTATTTGCAGAATTTCATGCAATGTTTTATCTTTGCATTTAGTAGAAACAAGTCGTCTCCTACTGACTGACCTAGAGGTCTCTCTAGTTCTTCTTCTTGATAGACTGCTCTAACAAGACCGCTTAACAACAAAGTTAAGTGAATGAATGACAAACCGTCACCCATAAACGATCCTCTTTTGGATCTAATCTCGGTCTCACCAGACCAGTATTCAGACTTAATCAGTTCTGACATGTCTATGTCCCTTTCGTGAGATCGGAACAGACCTTGGAAAGTTCTCCAAGGAGTGAAGTCGTTCATTACTTCATCACATAAGTCGCAGTTCGCGTCTAGCACCTCAAACGGAATGTTATAGGTGGCTTCTGTCAAATCGGCAGAGAAATGAAGAGGAATTTCCTCGTCATGTAACCTGATGTATTCTTCAGGATCGAGAC